TCACAGCGTATTATCTTTTGCTGTCTGCTGCGCTTCTCTCGCCAGAAGCTGCGCCCTGATTTCATCACCTTTTTGCCTTGTAATCGGAAACATAAGTATCGGAAGCAGCGCGATACAGAGTCCCGCCATCAAATAAATGCTGTTGATTCTGATAATTCCTTCCAGGTGGTAAAATCCACACATTCCGGAATCCATGCAAAGACAGCAGAGCCAAAAAAGGAGGTTCCGATTCGGGAAATGAGAATCAGCACTACTGCTGTATTGACCGTGATGTCCTGCCCAAGCGCCGCAATCATCAAGGGCTTCATCATACTGATGAAAAAACCGAGCACAGCAAGATACAGCTTGCCTTACTCGGTTTTTCCATGCTCTCATCTATATTTTTTCCAATACCTGATCAGCGCCCTTGCAGTTGCCTTTCCGTAGCTTTGCAGTTCCTTCTTCGTGTCAAAGCCTTTCCGATCAGTCTTGTTATCTACAAATCCGTATTCCACCAGAACCGGCACGCCTACGCCCTTCAAAAAGTACAAGTCTTTGGTGTACTTGACGTCTCTGGTATTCTGGCCAGCCTTTTTCAGCTCGGCAATGATCAAATTTGCCAGCGTCTTTCCTACCCGGCTCTTTGTAATCACGCCCTTCCATACCCACACTTCATCGCCATCGCCGCCTCCAGCGTTAAAGTGCGCGTCAATCGCCACAACTCTATATCCCTTCGCCTTATACCTTGCCATATCTGCAACGTGGGCCGCCAGAGACATGCCGCTGCCGTCCTTTTCCGGGTATGCCACTTTGTATGTACGCCCTTTATGTGCCAGCAATTCCTTGTAACAGGCGTCCATAACGGTCCTTGCCATATCTGCCTCTACAAACTTTCCGCTAACCGCGCCCGGATCGCCGCCTCCGTGACCTGCTGATAAGTAAAATAAAATCGGTTTCTTAGTCATACTATGCCTCCTTTTCCACCTCAGGCAGTCCTGATACGCTGGTAAGCAAGGATAATACCCCGGCCAGTACCGACGCGCTTGCTACCACCTGCCAGCTTACATCTGTCAGTACTACACTTGTCCCGACCATAGCGATAGCCGCCTGCGCCATTGTTTTTACTGCTCTTACTGCAGCTGCCTTAAACCATTTCTTACTCATTTTCCTCTACCTCCTTAAGTTCTTCCCGGATTTCGTCAATCCGCTTCCATGCTGTGTTAAGCGAACCTTCCACGACTGTCATCCGCTCTACCAGGTGATTATGCTTATTTACCTTGTCTTCAAGCTGCGCCAGCCGGTATGTAACCAGAGCCGTTGTCTTACTATTAGCGAAATAACTTCCAAATACCGTCCCGGCAAAGGCGATTCCCGCCACAATGATTGATGATATGTCCATAGTTCCTCCTATTCTAATTGTTGCCACAGGTTCTCAGTTCCTACTGCGCCCGGCTCCCAGATATTATTATCTACCAGCGATTCCCATGCCTTGTCGAGATGTGTCACTTTATCACCTTTAGAGTAACCATTGGTGCTTTCCGGCTGCTCCCACGCTGGGATAACGTCCGGATCTGGGATGAGTACCTTTGCCCAAAGGCTCGGACTGTCTGGTGGCATCCAGGTGTCCTGCGTGTCATGATCCTGCAGACACCGATATAGTACGCCATCGTATGTAAGCCTGTCCCCAGGTTTTACGTGGATGTCCGGCCGCCACACTGGATACCAGTCTGCGTGCTGTAATGCAACCTCATCGGATGCGGTTGGCAAAGTACCTTTGATTAGTCCTACTATTTCTTTTTGTTTTTTAGTTATCATTTGTTACTCCCTCCTTAATGTCATCCACAACTCTATCAACCATACTGTAAGACAGCCCATAAGCTGTAGCTTCCGGCATAGGTGTAGGGATATATACCGTTCCCTCAGCCGCAGCCGGTATACGTTTTTTAGTTACTCCGTATATCAAGTCCTCGTAAGGTTTTACGTAGTATTTAAATTTACCTGTAGTAAGGTTTAAGTATAACGGTTTAAATTTCCACCCCGTTGAACTGTATTCGCTTACTATAGTTCTGCACGCTGGGATCGCGCGATACGAATAGTATTTATTGGTTTCAATATCTTGCGATGTCTCTTTGCTAACCGTGAACAACTTACCCATAGTGTCTGATATAATCAGCTCAGAATCATCTAGATCTGTTACAGCCGCTACATTATTCATGCTGCTCGATTTTATCAGCTCAGTTGTTATGGAGTAGTCATCGGATATCTCTATCCGCAGGGCGCTATAAATTTCCTTCAGATATAACGTATAGATGTTCGGGCGGTACTCATGTAAAGAGGTGTCATAAGATTCCAAGCCGTTATAATCTACTCCGCGCGTTGTTGTAATTGCGGGAGTAGTAAGCATCCCACCGTCATCGAGCGATAACACAAACATTTTTTGTGCACGTCCACGTCTGCCTACAAAGTGTAATACGATTAAAACGTGATTGGCGTCAAGTCCCTTTGAATACCATGGTATGAGTGCCACTTCATCCAAACCCGTGTCAATTTTTATGTTTTTGATGTTCTTTATTGTGCTCAAATTGCCATCAGAATCTACTCTTATCTGATGCAGTTCTCTTATGTAGTTGGCATCATAGCCGCCTAATATGGCCGTATCATCGTTCATACTTACTAAAAAGATAGAACTATTAACAGGAGTTATGTCAAGTGTCTTAGCAATAATTCTGCTTGAGGTTGTAGTGTCTACCGTACGTATAGCTATGCGGGTACTACTCTCACGGAAGGCCAAGAGCGTATGTACCCCGCACTGCGTAAAGACTTCTTGATATTCGATGTAGGTATTAAACGAATATTGCGTTGCTCCTTGGTTATACTCCACGAATGTCTCGCTATCTTGCTTTACAAATTTTAAAACATCTAAAAAATATGGTTTATTTTCATTTTCTTTATAAATAAGAGCACTTATAAATGCATTACCTGCGTGTATAATTTTACACGTGCAATTCGCTATGTATCTACTAATGATAGGCTGATACGGCGTAACGTCAATATCATTGACGTGGAAAGGAATAAACAAATATGTGTACCGTGCCGTCTTTATAAATGTCATTACATCCCCGGTATCACTTATAGCGTATGTATTCTCCTGGTACGCAGAGTCTGTGGTACCTGTATCATGTATCTTAGTAATCTCAGACTTTGTAAGCACTCCGTTAGTATTTTTTACAATAAATGCATAGATTCCGTATGAGCCTTTGTATGAAAATACGATTAATACCCTATTATCATCTAGTGGTATCTTTAGTAACTCTATTGTGTTTTGTAGCGTTACTTCTATTCCATTGTCTACGTTTATATCAGGTTCTATCTGCACAAATGTGTTTGCTTCAATGGGATAATCGGTCGAGTTCATTACTCGTCTTTCTTCGGCGTTTTTTATTTTTGTGCCAGATCCGCCACCTGAATTAACTACTAAACTCATTTTCTCACCACCTTTAAAATCACCGGGATATCAATCGCTGGAACATCCCCCCTGCATTTTGCAGCATTAGATCCAAATACAGATTCTATCTGCGCGTTATTATATGCTTCGGCTTGCTCATCTGTTGCGGATGAGTTCAGCCACATTTCGACATCATACTCATCCGACGGATATTCTTCCTCAAAACTATAAATTTTATCTGCCTGATTCCACGCCTCAGCGGCAAGCGCCGTCACCTCCGTCACTGGCTTGGAAGCTTTGCCTGCCAAAGCTTCCTGCATCTGCGCGGTTTTTACATATCTGCGATCCGCCGTGCTTTCCGTCAAAAGACCCGTCTGCGGCACTTCCACTGTTACACTGGCAGCGTCCGATACCTTCAGACAAAGATTCCACTGTACAGAAAACGCAGGCTGCACCGTCTCTGCCGGAATTTCTTCCCCTTCCTCGCCAGACACCTGGCTCACCATATAGAGAATCTCGCCCAAATCAGGATCCTGCGCATAAATCCCAAGCATCTGCATTTTATATGACTGTGCAAGTCCCTCATTGGACAGCAAAACCGGCAGCGTTACCTGTGTTGTACTCTCATCCGTCAGCCTGTCAGAAATCATCAGCTTCTGCTTCGGCGCCGGCAGTTCTGTCAATGACGGCAAAAGCACCGGATTCACCCGCTCCGCGCCGGACATCGCCTTTGTGATCAAAAGCGTCGTTTCACCGCCCAACAGCTTAGCATCCAACGCTTTCCCCTGTTCCGTTCTGCAAAAATTAACCCATGTCGCCATTTATGCCACCTCCTTTACTTCATAAATTTTTAATATACCGGCAACTGCTGCCTGATACTGCATCGCGCTCGCATCATAAAAAATAGAAGAAATAATCTGGTATATCAAATGAGACGGTTTCAGCTTGTTCAGCTCCCGCCGCACAGCCTTCATAATCTCCGGCGGAATATAGCCTTTGCATACTACCGTAAACTTGTTCTTTCCCGTATTTTCTTCAATCCTCGTCGCAACACCTGTCAGATTTGTAATGATAGCCTCTATCTTAGCAGGCGGCATCGGCGCCCTCGTTCTGCGCCTGTTTACAATTTGATTCCGCCGCTGCGAAAGAGACAGCTTTTCACCCGATGGAATCCCATACCGTTCTTCCCAGAGCGGCAGCGTCCAGGTCGCAGACTGCGGCATCACCTGCTGTGCAAACTCCTCCGCCCACTGCTGCATTCTTTCAATGCTCTCGCCTGTCTCCTCCAAAAGCCACAAAAACACATAAGCGTCGCTGTATACCGGAGGGAACCAGCCGAGAATTTCCCGCGCTTTCTCGCTTTTTAAAATTTCCTCAATCTGTTCACTGCTGTAATACTCCATCTCGCCACCTATACACTTTCCGACAGCGTAACACGTCCACTGTCCACCCTCGGAAAAGCGTTGACCGCCACCGGTATGTTATTCGTCCCGCCGTTCAGCGTCAGCGTGGCCGCGTCATAATCCGCAATTCCCTCGGTGCGCGACAGAATAGCGCCAATCCTCGTGTAGCGAACCTCCCTGTCCTCAGGCGCCTGCGCCATATACGCCGAAATATTTCGGATAAACTCCGCCTTCACAGTCTCCAGCTCCGCGCCCTCCGTCAAAGTAACCTGCGCGGCAATCACCAGATTGATAATAGAAGGCGGCGTCACTACCAGCGCCGCGCCGTTTACTGGCGCCTTTCTCTTATCGCGATCATTGGGACTGACGATATAATCGTAAACCTTCTGGCAAAGGGTTTCCGTCGCGGGGTTTCCCTCACTGTCCGTCAGCACGATTGTCACGGTTCCCGAATCGTCATCCTCCTCCGGCGGCACTACAATTGCTGTTCCCGTACCGTCTACCTCCTCTGCCCAGCGTTTGTAGTCGCTATCATTTCCCACAAAAGAAAGCCCCTGCATTTTCTCATACTCCATTATTCTTTCAATGAGACTCGCGTCACTTTCTTCGTCAGTTCCACCTGACGCTGCTTGTGGGTTTGTCACAGCAGAAATACCATCCAAAGGCGTATCCTGCAAAATGATCGTTCCCGCTGCCACATTGCCGCCGCTTCCGGTCTCCTCCGCTTTGACAAATACCTGCGCCGTTCCTGTCTCTCCGATGGCCGCTTCCTCCACAGACACAAAGGCAACAGACGGCGCGTCGCCTACAGCCGCGGTAGAAAACACCGTTCCCGCTGGAATCACCGTGTCCTTCGCGCCAGTAATCACAAGCACCGCTCCGGCCCGCGCCGCCGCCTTTCTCGTAATTCCATTGACCTCCGCGTGATAATCCACATATTCCGAGTATCCCTCACAGAGCCGCGGAAAAATTCTTTTTACCGCTTCCGCCATGATATACTGCGTAAAATACGCCTCCTGCATGGCGGTTGGCGCCAGCAGATTGTACGAGTGGCTTCCCTCACTTAAATCAATGTCCTGCGGCAGATCTGCTGCCATTTCTTCCATAATATCCTCAAAATCTCTGTTCAGAAATTCCGGCATATTCCATTCTTCTGCCATCCTTCTCACCTGCCTTCCAAATTCACTTCAAAATCTATCGTCGCGCCGTCTATGCCGACCACCTCTACGGTCACGACTACACTGTCCCTATCCCAGTCGAAAGTCATCTCTCCCACATAATCAGTCCTGCCATAAGGATCCGCCTCCAGAGCCTCCTTTGCTTCCGCCCGGAATATTGCCTCCGCTTCCTCTCTGGTTGCCGCCCGCAGAATCTCTGTTATGGCAATGCCGAAATCTGTGGAATACAGCGGACTGGCATACCGCTCCATAGATAGACAATTGATGCACCACTGCCTCCAGGCGTCTACCGGACTGGCGCTCTGCACTTGATTCTGTCCGTTCCTGATGAAATCCTTATCAAAAGCCGCCGCCCCAAGATAGCCTGCGCTTTCTTCAGTTTCCGCCGCTTCCTCATCGGGTTCAAAATCCTCCAGATCCTCCGGAAACAGATATTCATCCTGCATTCTCATCTCCTCCTTCCTCTGCGATCAGATCAATTACCACAGGCTCGTTTCCGCACCATGCCAGTAAAACCCGATCACCTTCCTTTAATCCTTCATAGCGAATGTCTTCCATATGCATACTGTCAGCCGCAACCTTTCCTTCTTTCATTACCTTGCCTGATACTGTTCTGCATATGGAGTATTCACCTATCGGAATGGGGCCCGGCGACACGTCCGGCACAAGCTTTCCTCCCGCCCCGATTTGCGCAAGCTCCAGCTGTACGCCTTTACCTGTCTGCCTGACGCTGCGCATCCGCCCCTGCAGTGTTTCCCCCAGCTTTTCAATATTGCTCGCCATACTCTGTTTCCTTTCCCTCTTTGATTCTAATAAAAAGACGCCTCTCCGGGCGCTTCTGCTTTTCTCATTTCTTCTTTTCACTATACAAATTCTAGCACAATTTCGGGGACCGTTTGCACAGCGTTGCTTTATTTTTTCAAAAATCGTACATTTAATGTCATCGTCCCCTGATCACAGTTGTGAGAAATCTCATTGACCACGTACTGATGTAATGTCTCCCTATTCAGCTCCACGCGAACCCGGTCTCCCTTGCGAATCCACGGAATATCCAGCGCAGTAATGTCGTACTCCTTCTGTGGTAAAGCGTTCTCGTCAAGAATATACTTAGCCTCCTCTTTAGCCTCAGACAGCTTGGTATCCCCATCCTTATAAATAACTCTGGATAGCGTGCCGTACGTCTTCCTGTTCCGTTCCTTCTTCGCTTCAATTTTCCGTTTTCCATCTTCATCACTCTTGCCTGCGATAACGACGCGCGTCACCATACCGTCCATAGTGACAGATTTGTTGTAGCTGATCATAATGCCGCCGTCACCGCGCGTTATCTGGTACACGATCCTATTCGCGCCTTGTTTATCGATATAAATTCTGCCCTTATGACTTTTTATGCTGTACTTCGTACCCTTTTTCTTCTGTACCTCGTCCAACAGATCGCTGGTTAATACATCCGCTAACGTGCCGGACAGCGGCAGCTTAGGATGCGTTATGCTGCTGTAGTCATAAGTCAGCTTGACGCCGCGCCGTTCCAGCAGCGTTTTGACGATCTCCTCAGTCCGTTTCCCCTTGCTGAAATAGGTCAAAATCTGAGAATTCATAAAGTAAATCATGTTGTCATAGCAGGTCAGCGTCAGCTGTACGCCATTTCCCAGGCTATAATCGGTGTCCCACACATATCCGCGGAACACCTCCTCCCTTTTTGTCTTGCCGCCGCCTTTTGCATAGATAAAAACTTGGCTTCTGACAGGAAACAGCTTGCTGGGATAGCCATGTTTGTCAATATAGCGGTTATACATCCTGATGGTTGCCCTCCGTGCCAGCTGATTTCTCGATTCTGTCAAAGATAGGCTCGTCACCAAGCCTTCCGTATTCCCCGTCTTCCCATCGAGCTTCTTCACCGTAAATTCTTTTCCGTTCGGTGATCTGATTACCACCTCATAAGCCGGTCTTACATATTCCATCTATCACACCCCCTATTTCTTCGGCAGCTTCAGCACAAGCCCCGGCCAAATCCGGTTACCGTTGTTCGACGAGCTGTATTTATGCTTTTTCGCTGCGTCTTCAATTGCCTTTTTGTTAAGCTTATATATCTCTTTCCAGCGTTTCCCTTTTCCCAGCTTACTCTGCGCGATAGTCCAAAGACAATCTCCGCTTTTCACTGTATAACGGGTAAAGCTCTTTGACGCGCGCTTCTTACCGTTCTTACTCTTTTTCCGCTTCGCTTTCACAGAAACGGTAATCGGTTCATAAGCGATCCATTCAATGGAGTATTCCAAATCCCCCAGACCTCCTGCATAAGCGGAGGAATACTGATTCACATAGCATTTGAACCCGGTGATTCCGGTGCCTTCGATGAGCAGCTCAATCAGTTTCCCTCGGCTCTGCCATCGTTTTAGCAGCTTGTCACATTCCAGCGGATCTTTCCACGGTCCTGCCAGCATAGGCAATGACTTTCTGCTTTCTCCTGGAAACCGGCCTTCCCAGGAAATTCGCCGCGGTCCCCTGCCGGCGGGCCTGACCACATCACCTCTGTCCAAAAGGCTGTAGCTGGCAAAGGTGATGTCTCCGCCGCTGTCCTTGATTTCCAACGGCAGCCAGTCAAAATCAATCATTTTTTTACTATTGTTTACTTCCCTTGCAATAATTCTCATAATCCTGCACCTCCTGTTGCCGGCGTATTGGTAAACTGTCCCCTGAATGCGGCGTTAAATATGCCGTAGGTATCCTTCAAAAAATCAGTTCTCTCATTTGCGGCTTCTGTTTCTTTTCTCATGTTCTCTCCTTTCTTTTCTCCAAAGAAAAAACGCCCGCAGGCGCTTTTTTCATATTTCATCAGTCTATATATTTAAACTTCAGCAGTTCCCTCTTTCTATCCTCGAATTCTTCCTCCGTGATAATCCCATCGTCACAGAGTTCTTTAAATCTCCGACTTCCCACTGTACCTATTGTAGCATATGTTTTAGCCCCGTTTGCACACTGTCTGAAAATATTTTTAATCGTATTCTGTTAGATCCTATGCACTTAGAAAACAGCTTCATTTATTGCATACCCTAAAAGAAATATTTTAAAAGGAACTCAGAAAATCAAGTTGTCGAGGCTGTATCTGTATGTTAAAATGAAATCGAATTACTTTGTCTACTATTTATAGAGAGTGAGGTGGGTGAATGAATCCGGTTTTGAAATATCGTGGAGGAAAATCGAGGGAAATCTCCCGCTTTCTTCAATATATACCAGATGCTTTTAACCGCTATATTGAGCCTTTTTTTGGAGGCGGAGCTGTCTTCTTTTATTTAGAACCTGATCATGCAATTATCAATGACGCAAACAGTCGTTTAATGAACTTTTATCAGCAGTTAAGAGACGACTATCCAACTATGCGAGTACAGCTTGATGAACTCCAAAAAATCTATGAGGCCAATCAGATTGAATTTAAAAGATTGAAAGCTCTAAACCCTGATGAACGAGTGCCGAACGCAAATGAGGATCTGTACTATCATATGCGAAGGCTTTTTAATCATCCTGATGATAGCTTCTTAGATGGTGTTTTATATTTTTTCATTAATAAAACCGCTTATTCTGGAATGATTCGCTATAACAATAATGGGGAATACAATGTTCCTTTTGGACGTTATCCAAATCTTAATACCAAACTGTTAACACAACAGCACAGCGATTTATTACAAAAGGCAGAACTGTTTAATCTTGACTATCGAGAGATTTTTGATATGGCAAAAGAAGATGATTTCATTTTTCTTGATCCGCCGTATGATTGTGTTTTTAACGATTATGGCAACATTGATATGATGAATGGCTTTGATGAAGCTGAACACAGGCGGTTAGCCGCAGATTTTAGGAACTTGCCATGTCGTGCTTTAATGATTATTGGAAAAACACCATTGACAGAAGAACTTTATGGCCAATATATATTTGATGAATACTATAAAAATTATTCTGTCAATATAAGAAACCGTTTCAACAATGACAAAATGCACATTGTTGTTAAGAATTACTAAGGAGGGCGCTATAGTGGCAAGAATTGATAATAAGCTATTGTTTTTTACTACTTCGCCGAGAACTCCGGCTAAAATGATCCCCGAAATCAAACTATTGCATGAAGCCTATTCTGGACAACCATGGAATAATACAACGCAAGAACAATTTATTGATGAATTGGCACAAAGTGATTTTTTTGAAGGAAAGGGTTCTCCCACAGATAAAGCCTTTAGTGCGAGAGACAGAATTAATCGTGCACCAAAAGCATTGGGGTTTGTTGACCTAAAACCATATATTCATCTAACAGAGGCTGGAAACGCATTCATTTACGGCAACCGTCCACAAGAAATCTTTCTACGCCAATTATTAAAATTTCAGCTGCCCTCACCGTATCATACTGAAAATAAAAAGATCACAGGTGTCTTTTATATTCGTCCTTACCTCGAAATTCTTCGTTTGGTTCGTGAATTGCAATATATTACTTTTGATGAATTTAAAATATTTGCCGTCCAAATGACAGACTATCATAAGTTTGAGATAGTCAGGAATGCTATTTTACGCTTTAGAGAAGAAAAAGCAAAAAATAAGGGCCAGTATAAACGATTTGTAAATAAAGTATGGGAAGATGCAATCTTAAAAATCCATAGCGATAGGATCGCCGCCGGCAAAACAAAAACACGGGAAACAAATGATACAAGCTTAAAAAGGTTTATTACAACCCAGAAAAGGAATATGCGTGATTATGCCGATGCTTGTTTCCGTTATATGAGATATACTGGATTGATCTCTATTTCCCATAGAAGCCGTTCTATATCTATATTTGCAGACAAGATTGTAGAAGTAGACTTTGTTCTTTCAACTGTATCTCGCGATCCAGTTTTTATAGATGATGAAGCCGCTTATAAAGCGCACTTATTTTCCGCAAATACACCTGCTCTCTATACAGATAATCGGGATAATGTCGTTGATGTACTTATGCGCATTGGATCTTTTACAAAGCGAGAATTATCTAACAAAACACTCGAAGGATTAAAAGACCTGCGCGATGAAATTATTCAAAAACATAAGGATACCGTTATTCATAAACAGATTGCAGAAATCAAATCTTACGCGTTGTATTCAGAAATCATCGATACCTTTAACGAAATTATTTCTGCTGGATACTATGATGCACCTTTGATGTTTGAGTACAACACATGGAGAGCAATGACCATGCTCAATGGCGGCAGCATTAAAGGTAATTTTAATTTTGATGATGCAGGACAACCGCTTTCTACCGCAGCAGGAAATATGCCCGACATTGAATGCCATTATGACGATTTTTCTCTATCTGTAGAAGTCACTTTGCAAGCCGGACAACGCCAATACGAGTCAGAAGGAGAACCTGTTGCACGCCATTATGGACAATTAAAGAAAAGAACAGGAAAAGATACCTACTGTCTATTTATTGCACCTACTATTAATCCTGCAACATTGGCTCATTTTTACGGATTGAATCATCTTTCTATTGCGCTTTATGGCGGTAAATCAAAAATCATACCATTAGAGCTAGATCAGTTTATGCAATTAATAGAGAATTCATATACCTATGAAACGCGGCCTGTACCAAGTGATATACGACGCTTTCTGGACCATACTATTAAACTGTGTGAAAATGCAACTGATGAAAACGACTGGCGCTGCGGTATTCAAGCTTGCGTCGATAAATGGTTAAGCTTCACAAATAAATAGGCCGAATATCTCGCACTATCCGGCGCTTGGTATTCAGCCTTTATTTGTTATCAACAGGATTTTCCTGGTATACGGTATAATCTGCATCAGCTCATTTTTATGAACTCATACTTTGATCTCCAGCGGCAGCCAATCAAAGTCAATCTTTTTTTACTGTAGTTTACTTCCCTTGCGATAATTCTTATAATCCTGCGCCTCCTGTTGCCGGCGTATTGGCAAACTGTCCCCTGAATGCCGCGTTAAATACACCTGCGATTTCTTCGCTGATAGCTTCCTTGTTTTCTCTAATAGTTTCGACCAGGGACTGTCCGTCCTTCGCCTCAATTTTGATTTCTACGCCGCCGACCTCTATCATAAGCGGCGTACCGCCACCTCCGCTAAGACCTCCAATACTGCCGCCTACGATACCGCCTGCCGCGAAGCCCTTTGGTGAAAAGCCCGGCGCCTGCAGATAGCTACCCACCTGGTTGAACAGCTCCATCGCTCTCTTTCTTCTGTGTCTGCCCAGAGGAATAATGGCCTCCGGCGTTCCTTCTTCCGCCACGGTAATCAGCTGCGCGCCGCCGTGAACATAACCGCCGTCAGCAAAAGCCGGAGCGATAATGCCGCCGCGATACTTCGCGCCATTGGGGTTATATCGTAGCTTCTCCGGTAACCCGGGGGTCTTCAGGGGTTGATTCTGCTTCTTATTACTCTGTGTATAGCCTGGATCATAATGCTTCAAATACCAATCCCCTACTTTCTTCTGACTAATGTTGGAAAGCAGCTCCATCTTATCCATAAAGCTCTGTACTGCTTCAGGCAGCGCCGCTCCCTTTTCTGAAAACACCTGCGCGATTTCTTGCATTTTGTTATACAACGGCTCCATGTTGTCAAAGAATTCACTTACAAGGGCCTGCCCATCTTCGTTTCTCTGTAAATTCATTATACTGCTCCGTGTTTTCTTACTAAATTTACCCCTTTCCAATTCATCGCCTAATTGATCCAAAAATCCAAGCTTTTCCGAGAATTTGTTCTGAAATTCCTCCATAGCCGCGTCTGCTAATACGCCGTAGGTGTCTATTTCTTGCTTGTAGAGACCGTCTGTCTGACCCTTTCCATCGCTTCCCCACAGAAGATCCTGTTTCTGCTGATCACTTCTTCCGACTGCCGCGTAACTGTAGATATCCTCCAAAAAATCAACTCTTTCATTCGCGGCTTCTGTTCCCTTTTGTAAAATCGCTGCAAAGGATTCCTTAGAATATCCTTTGCCAGAGCCCATTTTTACCTTTTCCAACGCCGCCTGAAAGTCAGTATCCTGCTGATTCTTCTCTGCGGATTCTGATTTGCCATAAAGCAGCTGCAATATGTCCTGTCTGATTTTATCTATCTTCTTTTGCTCCCGGCCGTCAATTGTACCATCAGCAGCAGCCGCGGATACTGCCTCATCGAGTTTTCCGTTGTAAGCATTCAATTTCTCCAGCTTCTCCTGATAATAGGCGTCAGTTTCCCCTATGATTCCTTCCGCTGCTTCCGATTCTCCCATCAGCGTCTTTACAGCCTCCCTAGACGCATACTGGCTGTCCAGCAGATAGCCTTCACTGCTTGCCCCAAAGCTTTCTGCAGCATACATTAAACCCGCCATATTCTCGGCGGCATTTTTTGCGCCTAACGTTGTACTGCTAAGCCAGAGATTCTTCTGCAGTCCATGATCTACCTGCTGAAGCTCCGCAAATGTCCCCTGTATATCGCTGATTGCCACGGCTGCATTATTAATCCGCATGGTTTGACCTGCATCAAAGAGTTCTCCCACAACCTGTGACACCTCATTAGCTGACATGGCGATTTTGCCAAATTTCTTGTCCATCTGTATACCGGCCAGCTCTTTCTGTTCTGCCTTTAGCTTCGCCACCTTTTCCGCCGCGCGAGAAGATACATCGGCATATTTTTCTGCACCGTTTATTCCGTCTGTAAAAGAATCTGCTACCGGTTCGCTGAGAATTTTTCCAAGGAGATAACCGCCTGCCGCGCCAACAATCATACCCAGCGGACCAAAAGCAGTCCCTCCCAGCGCCGCGCCTGCCTTCATTCCGCCGAGCGAACCTGCTACAATCGTAGTCCCCTCAGCAACCTTATAGGTTGTGTCATATGCATTGTCCGATGAAAACACACCCTCAGCAATGTCCGCGCCGCCGTCCAGAACGCCGAAAGCTGTAATTGCGTTGGCGGCGTATTGAGGGAGGTTTGCTTTGAATCGTGTATAATTCTCACTTTTTTCAATATCCTTATAATCAATATATGTATCCTTTAGCCCCTTTACCATCACAATCGCACTACCCGCAGACATAGCGCCGTGAAAGTAACTTTCATTTTCTACTGTCTTCACCTGTTTTGACTGCATCGCAATGCCATTTTGCGAAAGCATATACCCGTCGTTGGTATAACCCGGTTGCAGCTGCATACTCCTAATTCTTCGTTCCGCGCCGCGAAGACCAGCATATACAGTTCCCATATCCACAGCCACGGATATGGTATAGGGAGTCCGCGAAAAGCTCTGTAATCTCCTTGACACAGAGTCGAGAACCGGCGTTACCTGATCGTCCAGAAAAATAGATGCGGTATACTTCGTTTGTGCAAATTCATTCAGCAATCGCTC